ATCAACCTCCTTTAGCTTCTTTGCGATCAATACGTTCAATTTCAGCTATCAATAGAGCGGCAGCTCTTACTAAATCTTCACGTGGACTTTTCGGTTTCCAGTGCTTTTCATCCCACGGCCAAAACTCGGGAGCATCATCATCTTGATAAGCCTCCTGTCCATAATCACTAAACACCCAGCTACGACGGATCACTTGATCAACATAGCCACCAGCAGCGCGTACCAATTCATTGTTTTGATATCCATCATCATGCTCGGTTGAATAATTTTCTTGACCGATCTGACGCGAACGCTCATTAAGAACATCTTCTGCTGCATTTGATAAATCACTCATCCCCATCTCCTTGCTCTCCCCAAAACTTGTCTTTACACTCATTTGCTGCAATTTCTGCCTCAAGTTCGCTTTCAAACAACCTCCATTCAATATTGTCAATATCTATGAAGACTTTTGCTGCATACTGAGTTGGTAGATCAAAATAATCTCGCCGCTTTACTTCGCAAACTTCACCAACATCTAATTCAGATAAAAAACTATCAGGCTCATCAATGTAAATGCACTCACTATCATCGAAATAGTAGTTTCCGATTTCTGATTTCGGCACCACCACAAACTCACCACTCTCAACCTTTGCCAACTTCGCTTTGAGTGAGTCGATTTCGGCTTGTGATTGTTGCGCTTTATGCAGCCAGCAATCCCACATAAAAATTACTTCATCATAAATGTATGAGTCATTTTTGACCTCAAATGCCTCGCTTGTTCTAAAAAATTTGCTTGCGTGCTTTTCAAAAGCCTTTCTTTCCAGTTCTAAATCAATCATCACGCCACCTCGCTTTCTTCACGAATTTCACGAGCAAAACATGCATAAGCATCATCTTCGCCAAACCCAATATCGATTAAGAAAAATCCATGTGGGGAGATTGGATCCCACTTTCTAATATCATTAGAATCCATCATGATTTCCCAATCATCTTCCGAAACACTTGATTCCATCCAGAGCGTGACAGTTTCAATATTGAAGTGTTGTTTGATCGCATCCCATTCGCTTTGTGTAATACACTCCTGATTTCTATGATGTTGATCTAAATATTCTCCAAACTCAGGATGAATCCATTGACCCATCTCATCACGCACAATTTCAGCGGGTTTTAATTGATTAACTTCCATCACGCCCTCCAATATGCTTCTTTAAGCTTCGCATCACAAATCAATGATTCAATCTCAGATGCATTCACATTTTCAAAATAGTGGTCCATCTTGCTTCCGAACACGACTAAGAGTCGTGTCTGGCTTGAGTAGTGGAATTTCATGACAAATCCTCAATAAAATCAGGTTCAAATTGTTTGATTTGAGCGCGACGTTTTTTAATTTCATCAAACAGCGCTTTTTGAATGAAAGGATCGCGGGTAGAAACCTCGGTCTCAAGGTCATCCAGTGCTACAAAATCTGGAGCATTTTGAATACGAACCAAAAGTGAAGGTGGGTCTTTAATTTCAGGTTGGGGTAATTCAGCAAGACGACGACTTACAGCAGCATGGAGCGGGGCAGTCTGCTCTTGTGACCAGCCTTTTGTGTGTTGAAAAACAGCATTGGCTTCGGCTGGTGTTTTTGCTTTTGATACCTGATCAATCAGGTCGTTTAGAATTTCCCTATGATCCCAATATTGTTCTACTTGCTGACCTACACCCAATTTATATTCAAAGATCTCAACAGGACCTTGTTCGATAATAGTGATACCTGTACCTGTATTTTCCTGGTCCACTTTCTCAAGCGTTTCATTTACTTCATCATCAATCGCCGTGATTTTAACCTCAGGTTCTTTTTTTCGCTTAGTTTTCTTTGGTTCATTGCCAAGACGTGTAACAGAAACATTGTCATTAAGCTCACGCCCTAGCGCTTTAGATAAGGCTTTCAATTGAAGCTTTGCATTTTCAGCATCACGTTGAACAAATCCGCTATTAATTGATTCAACAAGCGCAGCGGTTTTGGAGTTCACAATATATATTGATGGAGCAAATGTGCTGAGAACAAAGACTTCTTGGTCATCTTGATATTCATCAAGCGTAAGGGGTTTGGTAAATGTGATACCAGCCAATTCCATAGTTTCGATCTTGATGCAAAATTCATAATTCTGCATAGCAAATACAGTTGCTGGGAATTGATCCAAAGCCTCAAATTCACCAGTAATATGACGACATAAAACTGTTTTTCCCGCATGAATTGCTTGAAATGCCTCACTTGAAGTAATTATATTGTTCATGCGTGGATTCCTTGTTTCGCTAAGTTGTCAATCTCTACTTGAACTGCTTGAAGTCGTGCAACTTCAATTTGCATGAGCGAGTCAATCCCCAAGTGTTCACATACAGTACGAGTATCCAGACCACGTTCAGCAATGAAATCTTGAAGCTGGTCGCGCTGGGCGTCAGAGATTCCTTTGAACTCTGGTGGATTCATCCAGCGATTGCTTTCCATATTGAATGAACATTTCAATTTTTCAGCCTGCGATTTTAAAGCTTGGCGCATGCTTTGATAGTACATATGCTCTTTGTCAAGGGATTCTGTTAGCTGATTTAAATCCCCCGCATGTTCAGCTTCTACACAGCTTTGTTTCCAGTTCTCTAATTCTTCCACGGCTTTGGCTGTAGCCAATTGAACCGGAGTAAGTGTGTTGATATGAGCTTTAGCCTGAGCAATCAGATCAGCTAAAAATGAAGGATTGGTTTTTAGATCCGGTACCCACACTTCACCAGTTTCCCCACCCAAAGCACCTGAGTTTTTTGCGTGATGAGTAGGTGATGGTTTGAAGCTGATCACACGAGCGTTTTTACCTTCGCCGGTTGTGACAGTGGTCAAATAACCCATGATGTCGGCAATACGATAAAGCTCATTACGGTTTTTACCACCTAGATCCGGACGGTAGATAATCTGGTCGCCGTTTTGATCTTCCGAAGCGTGGGCAATGAATACGACATCTTTACCGAGGCTTGTAAGTGAGTTCACATACTGCTTAAAGATCTGGTTTGCCAATCCCTGAGCTTTAAGCTTTAGAGATCCATCTTTTTGGCGGTTGTTCGCCGTTGTAAGCAGATGGGTTTTAATGCTTTCAAGCATTGCGCCTACTGTATCAATCACAACAGTATTAAAAGGTGCCAAGTCTTGTGGAGTAAGGTCCGCAACATCTTTCCAGTTCTGAACAGGAACCACTGCACCGCGGCGAAGCTCGCCAGTTCGATGTGCACCTTTGTCAAAGTCGAATGAAATTGCTTTGTCACCAGTAAAACCAATAGAAGTTTTACCAAGACCTGGATCGGCATACAAATAAGTGATGATTGCGCTGACTTGTAACGACTGGTCTGCTGTAATAATAGGTAGAGCCATTTGATAACCCCTTAATTATATTTAGCATTGTTATAAGCAATGCGTTGGTTTGCTGAATAACGGTCACGTCTAAAACATGGATCGCCAAACATGATTGCAACTGCTTTTTTGTGCTGAAAACCTACTTCATGTCGCAAATTACGCATGATCCATGGTTTGGCTTGAAGCGTGTCAGGGCTTACAGATGTTCCTCCGTTTTCACCTTCGATACGAACATCTTTGAACTGATAATCAGTTGAAAAAACTTGAGGACCAAGGCGAACGTGATAACGACCGTTGTCATCGCGAGTGATGAATTCGCGGAAAGTGGTGGAGTATTGTTTTTGCATTAGACAGCCTCCCCGACACCCAAGCGAACCTTCGTCAATTCAATAACTAATTGGTACTCTTGATGAAATTGGCCAGTGTGGCGCTC